AGTAAATTGGAATTAGAATTAGTTATAGAGTTGGTAATAAATATGAGTAAAATTATCATCAAATCCATTACCCGTGACAGTTCCGTGATCGTTGTCGATCACGTAAGGGTAAGTTATAATCATTAATTAGATAAAGGTAGGTGAGATGAGGTAATGGTCAAGTTAACTGAATTACATAAGATCAAATCATTTAATAGATTGATCGAAGATATATGTGCAGTATATGATATTCCTAATAAAGAATCATTACGAGATGCTATTCAAAATGAAATACAGATGACCATATCTCAGTATGTTGATCCTAAATTAGTACCTAGTCAAATATCTCCTGATTATTCTAGGTATATTATTTCAGGTCCAGTAGAGAATCTTGATTTATTATGTAGATGCATAATTCATAGTGATGGTCCAGTAGATGTATTAATTAAGGTTAATGCTGGTATTCCAGTAGAAATGACAACTACTGATATTGATGGTGATGTATTTAATAATACACCAGTAGTCAGAAAAGAAGTACTTATTCCATTTGCTAAGATTAATCGTGATGAGAATAAGAAATGGACAGTACGAGTAGTTGATGGATTCCCAGTAAAGTGGATTGACGTATCGATGTATGCTACAGTTTATGATAAATGCTACGATAATAAAGTTATCAAGTCATTCTTAAATGATGTATACAGTAGAGTAAATCAGATTGGTAAGTACAGTCCTACTGCTGATCCTAATCTTGCAATTAATGAATCAGTTAAGTCATCAGATGATACTATTCAGTATGAAGTGGAATTTAATCCTGATCATCTAGTTGTATTTATTCATGAGAATATTCTTAAAGATCATGATGATACATTACTTGAGAATGATCTTGATCATCCTAATGAAGTAATTACTCAGTTCTTTAAATTATTATTTAATACTGATAAAGTAAGGATTGAAGAGTCAATGGGTAGTTTGAGTAAAGCTATTATTGATGTTGGTGCATCCTATATGTTAGGTAAATCAATATTGAGGATATTGGATAAGGCAGGTGCAAAATTACTGACTAATCCTAATAGTGAGAAATATCAAAAATATATTGATCAAGCTAATATGAATAGGATGGCGAATAATAGTGGTAAGTAAACCTAAAAACAATCTATGTTATAAATGTCTTGATCGTTACATTGGATGTCATTCTGATTGTGATAAATATCAATCATGGTCAAGTCAGATGAAAGAATATAATAAATATATTACTGATGCTAAAAATCAGAATGCTATTACTGATGATCTTGAGAAGAGAAGAACAATGCGTGTTAAGAAAATTTATAGCAAGTAGGTGATAAGTCATGGTCAGATTTCTGATCAAAGATGATCCTAAGTTCGTTAATACTAAACTTAGAGTTGAGTACAGTAATGATAAAGTAGCTATTGTACCTCAAGTAGGAGATTTAGTAGCATTAGATGATAAATCATTCGTAGTTTATTCAGTATGTCATATTATGGAAGATACTGAAGTTAATACTAATGTAGTCATAACTCCAGTTGTTAGTAGAGGATGATAATTTATGATTATTATCAATGAAAAATGGAAAACTATTAAAGGTACTCATGTTGATATTCAAGGTAAGAAAATTATAAAAGGTCCTAAATCATTAATAGATCTTACTTCTGATAAGTCAGATAGTGAGTCAAATAGTAAAAGTATGTCGTCAGAGTCAAGTAGTGGTCCATCAGAATTTGCTCAGAATTTAGCTAATATGATTACTAGTACTGGTAAGTTCGTTGAAGATGAAGTATTAAGTAATTTAAAACATAGGTAGGTGATATTTAATGATTCATATTAATGAAGTATTAGATACTAAGCAAGTTCGTAGAGAAACTGGTATTACTCTAAAGTCATTCACTGATGAGAAAGGAACTTACTACAGAGAAATTAGTGGTAAGTCATTTAATAAGGTTCGTGATCAAGTAAGAAAGTGGAATGAGATGCATCCATTACAAAGATTATCCTGCTACTATGATCGTAATAAGGATTCAGTCATTGTTTATTCATTATTTAAATGATGAGGTACTCAAATGATTGATTCTATTCGTAGAAAGTTGTTAGGTTATAAATCATCTACTTTTTTACAAATTTTAACTATAATAAAGTATAAGATAAGTAGGAGAGATGGTGAAAAATGATTGTGAATGATCGAGTAAAACATTATTATAGATATAGTAATGAAATTCATCATCCAGGTGATGTTATTACTGGAGAATCATTACATAGAAACTTAAATGATAAAATTCTTCCTGAATATGATAAATGTATTGGAGTAAGAAAAGCATTATCAAATGGATATGTATACATGACAGATCAGTTAAAAGAAGTAGATGGAACTACTGGTAATTATCATGTATATGAAGTAGAACCTATGATTTGGGTGCTACAAGGTAATGATAAATATTCTCCTGATAATTGTAATGATTTTATTCAAAAATTAATGAGAACTCATAATCCTGCTGATATAGATGTTGCTAAAATTGCTAATGATTATGCTAGTAAATTTTATCTTCATGAAGGTGATGGAGTAAAATCGTATTTGACTCCATCATGTAAAGTTATCAAAGTAATAAAGTAAAGTGAAGTAATGCTAATTTAAATTAATAAGATTGGAAGTGGTACTTTATGGCTACTAAGACTAATAAGAAGCGTACTAGTAAATTCCGTAAAGTACTAAGAAAGATTAAAAATACATATTTAAAACTAGTAAGTAAAATTCATATAAAATCACTTAATATAATTCTAATTGTAGTATTTATCTTCTTCTTATGGTTCAATCATCGAATATTAGAGATGTTTGAAATTTATCAATCGATACCTAGTGAGTATGCAGTAGCAGTAGTTGTTGCTACTATTGGTGAAGCAGGATTATGCGGTAGTATAATGAAGTCAAAAATTAAATTAAAAGAAAAAGAATTAGAAGAAGATACTAAGTTAAAGATTGCTGATCAAAATATTCCTGATAATTCTTCAGAAGAAATTATAGATTCTAATGATGCTCAGGGGTAATCAGAAAGGATGATTTTATGTCTTACTTACGTAGTAAAATGGTAGCTCAAGCTCAGTCATGGTTAGGTTGTAATGAGAAAGATGGTAGTTTTAAGAAAATTATAGATATTTATAATTCTCAGAAATCACTACCAGTAGGTTATAAAGTAAAATACACTGACGAGTGGTGTGCTACTTTTGTTACTGCTTGTGCAGTAGTACTTAATTATACATCTATTATTTATCCTGAATGTTCATGTGGTAGAATGATAGCATTGTATCAGAAGAATGGTAGATGGATGGAGAATGATGCATATGTACCTAATCCTGGTGATATAATTTTCTATGATTGGCAGGATTCAGGAGTAGGTGATAATAAAGGTGCACCAGATCATGTAGGATTAGTAGAAAAAGTAGTTAATGGTGTTATTACTGTAATTGAAGGTAATAAATCTGAATCAGTATCTCGTCGAGAAATAAAAGTTAATGGTAAGTATATTCGTGGTTATGGATTACCTAAGTATGATGAGGAGACATCTACAACTAGTCAGTCAGTAACATTAAATCGTAAAATTACTACATTAGTGGATGAAAAATTAATTTGGGATTTACTGATTAAAGAAATTGGTAATGCTTATGGTGTTGCTGGAGTGATGGGTAATCTTTATGCTGAGTCAGGATTAGTAAGTGCTCGACTTCAAGGTGATTTTGCTAGTGGTTATAAGTCATCGATCGAATATACTAATAAAGTTGATTCAAATATTATTGATCGTGAAGAATTTGCTAAGAAAGGACCTAATGGTGGAGGTTATGGTTTAGCACAATGGACTTATTATACTCGTAAATACGGTTTGTATGATTATGCTAAATCTATTAAATCCTCAATAGGTAATGTAAATACTCAGGTCGAGTATTTATTGAAAGAACTTAAGCAGTATAAAGCTGTATGGAAAACTATTACTACTGCTAAGTCAGTTAGTGAAGCTAGTACTAAAGTTCTTACTGATTTTGAGTCACCTAAAGATCAGAGTGCGTCAGTTAAGGCTACTCGTACTAAATACAGTAATAAGTATTATAATGCTTATGCTAAGTCAGTAAATTCTTCTAATTCTTCTACTTCTAGTAAAGAAATAAAAGCTACTACTTCTGCTAGGAGTTATGATAAGTCATTAGCTGGTACTTATATGACTACTGCATCTTTGAATATTCGCAATGGTGCAGGAACTAATTTTGATGTATTAGTAACAGTACCTGAAGGTACTAAAGTAAGTAATTATGGTTACTTTACTAAAGTACTTGATGGTACTAAGTGGATGTATGTTCAGTTTATTTATAATGGAGTTACTTATACTGCATTCGCTAGTGGTAAGTATCTTAAGAAGAAGTAATAAAATTTGTAAAATATTTTAAAAATTTACTAAATAAACGGAGTGATAGGAGTTGCTAAAACGTTTATATTTCGAAAGGGAAAGGTGGTTAAATTTATGAATAAGTCAAATAAGTTACCACTAGTACCTAACGTTCTAGTACCTCCTACTCCACTTCGTAGAAAAGCTAAAGATTACTTGATGGATATTCATAAGGATGATCAAGTAATGTTTGGTCCCTATCTTAGTAAATCAGATTTTAGAGTACTCCATCTTACTTCAGATTATGTAGTACTTGATGATCGACGTGATGGTGCTCCACCATGCAAGGTACATAAAAGTTTTATTAAGGCAGTATTTCATAATGGTAAATTAGTTTATCTTAAAAATGGACTTACTGAGAAAGATCTTGTAAATGAGGATCAAGAAGTGATGATTCCTGTAGTTGATTTTATTAAATCAATTACTGATGAGTCAGTAGTTAGTGAGGTTGTTGAAAATGATAATCAATGAAAGAATTAAGATCAATGAGGATACAGTAAAGAAAGCTAATGGTAAGTGGACTAATCGTGGTAAGGATGGTAAAGAGCATGGTGAATTCAATACTAAGAAAGAAGCTGATGCTCAAAGAAAAGCGATGTATGCTAATGGATATAAAGGTTAATTAAATATAATTAATAATACATTACATATTAATAATAATAAAGGATGTTTGTACAATGAATACTAGTACTAATCAAGAAATCATCAGGAGTTATATTAAACTTCAGAATAAGCAAGGACTTGTTAAATATCTTGAATCGCTTGGTCATGATTCTAAAGTAGTTCATCCTGATGATCCTACTAAAGAGTATCATAAAGCAGTAGGATCTATTGATGATAAGCCTACTGGTAAGTATGGATGGGGAATGCATATTAATGGTCATCGAGTAAATATTTATTTGATGACTAACTCTGAAGTAGCTGATGATCTTATGAGGAAGTGAGGTGATTAAGTTGATTTTAAATGAAAATAAACCTAAGCAACAACCTTATAAACCTCACGGTATGTCAGGTAGTTCATTTAATCTTGATAATATGCGTCGAATGAGTGATTCTGAGTTATGGGGTAGAATTGATTCTATGGATCAAAGAACATTAAAGTCAATATTGAATCAATTATATACTTCAGATGAAGTACTTAAATTCAGTAATAAATTGAAAAGAGTGACTGCAGTATATAATGCATTAAGGAGTTAATTATATATGATCAGAATTAATGAATCAACTACATATGATCCTTTTAAGGATATGAAGAAAAGCAAGGATGGTCAATATACTGATGGTTTTGGTAATTCTTACGTAGTAGGTAAGGATGAGTCAAAAGTTATTAATTACAATGGTTATAAATTCCAGTATTCTTATAAGAATAGACTTCTTGTAATGTCTGATAACAAAGTTATGTATAAGATGGGATTATCAGTAGGTGACTGGCTTGATAATCCTATATACTGGGTACAGAATATGTATAGAAAATATCAGTGAGGTAATCACATATGATTAAGATTAATGAATCATTTAATAATTTTAAAGTAGGAGATAAATTTTCAACAAGAAGTTTATCAATTCCTAATGATAATTTCAATTTTAAGGATAGGTATAATATTCATTCAGAAAAGTCATATGTTGATGATGCTGATTATACTGTAACTGAAATTACTCCTACTCATGTCTATGGTAAGTATAAATGGGCTCATCCAGATGAACCTCCTATGAAAATACATAAATCACACATTTCATATGTGGTTAGAAATGGAAAAATTATTTATGCTGATCATCAAACATTTAATAAGTGAGGTGATCAGATTTGATTAAATTAACTGAAACTGATCATAAGAGAGAATTACTTTATAGGCTTACTACTCTTGCTACAGAAGTAAATGATGCAAGGTATAAAGTAGAAGAATTAGATAATCCTCGTGAAGCTTATTATTTACTTGATTATTTAATTAAGGATGCTCAGGCATTACGAAATTATATGAAGAGTAATAAATTAGTTTAAAGAAATATTTAAGAATTGTAGGTGAATGATATGATTATTTGTGAACGTTCTATTGATTTAGGTAATGGAAAATCAGTTTATGCTTATGGTGGAAAGTACTATGTAAAGTCAGGTGATCAGAAGAAAGAGATTAGTGCTAATCAGTACAAAACTATTCTTAATGGTAAGACTGCTGATAAAGGACTTGAAGATCTTAAAAAGTCAGTAGAGTATACTAATGAAATTAGAAATAAAATAAAGAAGTATGGTAAAGAATATTCTAGGCATGCTCCTGATAAGTACTATAAAGAACTCGATAAACAAGGTCAGTTAGCTAAAGATATTGATGATGATCAGATCTATGGTCCAGGAGTTCTTAGTCATCTAAAGGGTGGTAAGTGATATGATTAAGATTAATGAGTCAATTAATCCATTTGATTTGATTAAAAAGATTTCAATTGATCTTAATATTCCTAAGAAATCATTATCTTTCACTCAATCAGGTAAGTCATATGATTTTTATTTCTATAAGGATGGAATGATGGATCCAGTAAAGATTGCAAAGTATAATGCACGTACTGGTAAGATTGAGTATGATTATAAAAGATATGATGAGGTGAAGTAAAATATGATTAGGATTAATGAATCAGCTAAGGATGCAATAATACTTAATAAAGATAGTAAGTCAATAGTTGCATCACAAATAGCTCTTAATGCTGAAGGTGAGCATGATGCTATTGAAGGTTATGAAAAATTAATTCCATGGTTAGAGAAGTATGATGATCAAGAATCAATTGGTCATATAAGAGAAATCATTTCAGATGAGAAAAATCATCTTGAACTACTTACTAATATTCTTAAGAAGTATGATGGAATAGAACCTGCTAAGGATTAAAAGGTAATTATATATGATTAAAATTAGTGAGAAGATAGAGATTTATACTTGTCCTGCTTGTAATCGTAAATTTACTAAACAAGAATCTTCTATAGGTCATGATAAGTATAAGTGTCCTAGGTGTCACGTCAACTTAATTAAAGTTGATAGTGGATTCGATCTTAAATAATGAGATGAGTAAAAAGTGATTCTTAATGATAGTTTAAATATTAATGAAGCTAAGACAGCTGATCTTGGTAATGGTAATAAAGCTTATCAATATAATGGTAAGTATTATCTGAAAGCATCTAGTGGTCAGAAGAAAGAAATTAGTGCTGATCAATATCATAAGTTATTAAGTAAATCATCAGATAATAAATTATCGAGTAAAGGTACGGAGTCATCAACTAAATCTTCAGATGATAAAACTTTTGATTATGGAGAAGATTTTTCTAAGTTAGAAAAGTCCTTAAAACCTGATTATCGTGGTTTTAGAAGTGATGAAGATAAAAGAAAGTATAATATGGCTAAAGAAATTAGTAAACTTCAGAAGGCAGGTATTTCTCCTGATGAAGCAGAGAGTAAGTATAAATCTCAGTTAGATAAAGCTGAGGCTAAGATTTCTAAAATTAGTAAGATTCCTTATAATAGTAGATCACCTCATGATAATGATTCTTACCAAAAAGCAGTTGATCAGTCACGAAAAGCTAATGATGTATTGAAGGCAATTGATGATTATTATGATTATGTTAAGAGTAAAGAATGATTAATAATGAGGTGATAACTAATGATTATAAATGAAAAATTATCCGATGATAAAATAAAACAGTCTTTAATTAAATATGTTAAAGATAACATTAAGAATATATCATCTAATGGTCAATTAATTTCAGATAGACATTGGAGTTATTTAGGAATTAGTAATGATAAAGCATTAGATATCATAAATACATTAGGATTAGGTAAATTCAAATTTATCAATAATAAAGAACCTAGTACTATATGGACTAATGGTGCGTCAATTAATAAAACTTATCTTAAGAAAGTAGGTTGATCAAATTGATTATCAATGAACGTGCTACTTTTCTTGATAAGATGAATTCAGCAGGTATTGGTGATTCATTTAACGTATGGTCAGGTGGTAAGAATTACGTTGTAACTAAATTATCTAATACTCGATTTAAAGTAGTAAAAGGTAAAGGTTATGATAAGTCAGCTGATAACTACATAGATAAATGTTATATAGGAAGTACTGATGAAGTTACTGAGAATGCTCTTAGAAATTTCATTAAAATGATAAATCGTAAGAATGGTTTTCGTGAAGCACTAGATAGTGAATCAGAAAGTGAGGTAAAATAAATGGAATTACTTGAAATCCTAAAAGGAATTTTGTACGTAGCTGTTACAATTGGAATTACAGTAAGTATCAAAGTAGTACTAGTTCATATAAAACTTACTGATAAAGATGGAGTAATTAAAGATTTTATTGATGTAGTGCATAAGGTTGTAGATGAAACTACTCAGACTTATGTTCAGTCATTAAAAAATTCTGGATCATTTACTGAGGATGCTCAGAAAGAAGCATTTAGTAAGTCTTACGATAAAGCTGTATCAATGATGAGTAGTGAAACTCAGAAATTTATTGAAGAAAGATATGGTGATATTGGTGAGTGGCTTACTACAATAATTGAGTCTTACTTAAAGACTAATAAAGGTATTGTAAAATCTAAGGAGAAATCTGAGTTACCTCAGAAACTTAATTGATAAATTTAGTGAGGTTATCAATATGATTATTAATCATAAAACAAAATATGATTTTGATTCTGATATCAGTAGTCATATTGAGAATGTCAAAAAGAAGATGATGACAATATCTGGAAGTATTTGGGATCGTGGTATTCATCATGATGAATCCAAGTTACATGATCCTGAGTATAGTGCCTACAAAGAATTCACTCCAAAACTTGCAGATATTGCTTATCAGTCCCCTGAGTATAAATTAATAACGCATGATCCAGAATTTCGTTCTGCAATTGATCATCATAAATCTATTAATCCTCATCATCCTGAGTACTATGAAGATGGTGTTAATGGGATGGATTTAATTGATGTAGTAGAGATGTTATGTGATTGGAAAGCTGCTAGTGAACGTCATAAAAATGCATCTTGGGAAGATGGATTTAAGATCAATTGTGAAAAGTATAATATAGGACCACAACTTAGTAAAATTCTTTGGAATACCTACCAACGGTACTTATCAAGGAGTGATCATGAATGATTCAAATTTATATTAATTCAGAAAAATTCATGGTTAATCCTAATGAAGAATTGAAATACGAAACTATATTAAGATTATCAGGTTATCCTATTGGTCATGAGTATACGATCGTTGATGAGATAACTGGAATTGAGTATGCAACTGACAGTAAGATAATTGCTAAGAATAATATGAGTCTCGTAATAAAATTCTGATAAGGTAGGTGATTAAGTATGTCTTGGGAAACTGCTGCTGCATTAATTATAGCAATAGGTGGATGGATTTATGCAGTATATGAGAAAAGTAAGAATCGTCAGTATCAACTTGAGGATCATAAACGTGATCGTCAAGAGAAAAAGGAAGATGAAGAGTTATCTTTAAAAGAAACAGTAGAGAAGATGAAAACTGATCAGGATGAATTTATGAAAAAGATGAGAGCTGATCAAGATGAATTCATTAAATCTATGACTAATAAATTCAGTAAGGTAGAAACTACTCTTGATAATCTTACTGAAGGTGAGATGCTTATCTTAAGAAAGACTATTACTGATATAGCTAATATCTATATAGATAGAGGAGAGATAACTCTACATCAAAGAGAAGAACTACATAACATGCATAGTGTTTATCATTTTAAGCTATTTGGAAATGGTGGACTTGACTCAGTCATGGATGCTGTTGATCATATTAAAGTAGTTCATGATGATGATTAAATAAATAGCAAATCTATAGAAAAGTGAGGTGAGTTGAGTAGTGCCATTATTCAGACGTACTAATCGTGCTGAGGTTAATAAACCTGCAAAAGCTGATCAAGATGAACTGAGTCAGAAAGTAGTTGAAGCTGATTCTTATTCGATGTATAAGTTAATCACTCAATTACGTGATGTTAGTCAGACTCGTGAATATAAGTATGCTGAGTATGATATAATGTCTGCTGATGTAATTATAAAAGCAGCATTGAATATGTACGCTGATGACTCAACTCAGGTAGATGAGAACAGTGGTAAGATCTTTTCTGTAGTAAGTAGTGATGATACTCTTAAGAAAGATCTTGAGTCATTCTTAAAGAAAATACGACTTGAGGATAAAGCAAGAGATGTTGCTTATGCTCTTGGTAAGTATGGTAATAAATATTGGAAAATATATACTAATAAGAATGGTACTGATATTGATCATATAGAGGAAATTGATGATCCTGGTACTGTATTGGATTTATGGTATCAAGGAGAGCCAGTATATTTTGCTGAGAATCGTGATGATCTTACAATTTATAAAGGTAATCGTGATTTTAATTTATATGATCGTAATTCATTTGTTCACTTTTATGTTCATTCAGGTGATGAAAGTGATGTTATTGAATTAGTTGATAATGTTCATTTTGATTCTAATGGTGATCCGATAATTCTTAAGTATAAATTACTTGAAGGTGAGTCATTAATAGAAGCAGTTCGAGTAGTTTGGAGAATTTTAAGAGCATTAGAGGATTCACTATTAGCTGCACGACTTGCTAAGGCTGATTTCGTACGAGTATTTAATATAGAAGTAGGTCAGGCTACTAAGACTGATGCTCGACTGATAGTCAATAAGGTTAAGAAATTATTTGACTCATCAGTATCTATGAATATTCGTAACGGAACTTATAATGCTGAGAAGTCTCCTCGTGCATGGGCTGATCCAATTTTTAATTCAGTATCTAATGGTAAAGGATCCATCGATATTAAAAATATTGGTGGTGATTTTGAAGTAAAGAATCTTATTGATCTTGATTATTTTAATAATCAATTATTTGCTGGATTAAGAATTCCTAAAACATTAATGGGATTTGAGGAATCTATTAATGGTGGATTAAGTAATGAAAGCACATTAGTTCAGTTAGATATTAGATATGGTAAATATATAAAGAAAGTAATAGATGCTGAAGTACGAGGAATTACTGATTTATGTAATATTTGGTTAAAACTTCATAAACGTGATTATCAGATAGGTAAATTCAGTATTGTTTATAATGCTCCATCAACTACTGAGGAGTTAGCTAAAATTCAAGAATTGTATCAAAGAGTACAAGTGGTAGCTCAGTTAGTTGATACAATAGCAGGTCAGTCAGATGGTATAAATCGAGTTAATTTGATTTATGAATTAATTCAGCAGTTTGTACCTTATCAAGTATTTATTGAGAGGATCGAACCTATCTTAAAAGAAGCTGTTGATGATTCTAAATTAGATATTAAGATTCAGAAGAAATTAAAAGAAAAACAATTACAAGAAATAGATAATCCTAATTTTAATCCATTTAGTGTTAATGAAGTTGATGATGGGATAGATACTGATACGTTCGATGATCGTACTGCAATAGGTGCGAATCGAGTTAATTCAAAAGTTCCATCAGGTAGTCAAGATATGGATCAGTTATTAACTGATCTCATCAGTGAGTCATTGAAGAGGAGGAATGGTTAATGAGACGTAGAACTATTCTTCTTCAATTAGTGCTCGATGATAAACATGATAAGATGGTGGGGGTAATTCCTTCATCTTATGATTTATGTAGAATGTACGATGACGGAGCAGTACAATTAAAAGTAGTTTCTAAGGATGGTAGATTACAACTTAGAGATTATCGAGTATACTTAAAATTTGTATCAGGTCATGTGGATTTAGGTGAAGTGCTTATTGAACCTGATGGTCCTGATTATACGTACATAATTAATCAATACTATACAACAAATAATTTATTAGAGGTTCTGGTTGAACTACGTGAAGTACAAACTGATACTTATTTGTGCCATACAAATTCAGTACAGTTTAAGTTGAGTAAATCTTACCCACCTACTTCAGTATTCAATCAGAACCTTTCTTATTTGAATAGATTAGTTCATGATGGAAGAATAGTTCTTGAAGAGGATAAGGAAGAGCAAGAACTAGTAATTTTCGATGATATGGAGAACGAGTTATGTAGAATTGATATCTCAGATTATATAGGTGGTGATGAATAAGTGAAGTTAAAAGTAACAGGTTCTAGTATACGAATCATCAAAGATGAACTTATCGTAACTGGTTCTCTTAATGCTTATGAAATTCAATTTGAATTTGATAAAAAATGGAACCAAATGACTAATAAAACAGCAGTATTCTATCAGCCATCTGTTAATAATGGTACTCCTTATTATAGAATTATTGACGAAGAGACTAATACAGTAATACTTCCATGGGAAGTAGTTGTTCGTGATGATTATCTTTACATAGGAGTATTTGGTTTTAATGAAACTGCTACAGTACGTATTCCTACTATATATACTTATGTATATGTAAAAACAGGAGCGTATTCTGTACAACAAATTCCTGATCCTGATCCTTCTCTTTATGAGCAGATTTATAATATGGCTCTTAAGTCATTAAGAACTTCTGAGAATGCTGTTAAAACTGCTAATGAAGCTAAAGAGATTGCTGAAGGTATTAAAAAGAGAGCTGATGATGGTGAGTTCGATGGATACTCTCCAACATTTGAAGTAGAAACTGAAACTGATGAGGAGTATCGATTAAAAATCACATCAGCTGAAGGTACTTTTGAAACTCCCAATTTAAAAGGTCCAAAGGGAGATCCTGGATCAGGATCTGGATCAACTTTTGAGTACTCTCAATCAACCCCATCAGGTACGTGGGAAATTACCCACAATTTGAATAGGTACCCTTCAGTTACAGTAGTAGATAGTGCTGGTACTCAGGTCGTTGGTGACGTGACCTACATAGATAGAAATAATTTAAAAGTTGTATTTTCTGCTGAATTCTCAGGTACTGCATATTTAAATTAAATTAGGAGGATATTTAAATTATGAAGATTCTAAACAATCTTGATCTTAATCTAAATCAATTATTAAATGCATTACTGCATCAGGTAGCTACTGATCCTGCTTCTTCTAAGAAGAGTCAGATTTGGTTTAATACTACTAGTAATGTAATTAAGTACAATAATGGTACTGCAGTTAAGACTGTTCAGACTGTTGAAGAGCTAACTGAAATTCTTACTGGTTATCAGGCTAAGATTACTGCTTCTGGTATTCTTAAGGGTGATGGTAATGGTGGTGTTACTGCTGCTACTGCTGGTACTGATTATCAGGCTGTTATTAATGTTGATGCTGGTAAGCTTCTCAAGCAGGGTAATACTGCTGGTGCAGTGATTGCTGCTGTTGCTGGTACTGATTATGCTTATGCAGTTCTTACTGGTGTTGCTGATCCTACTACTGCTACCGCAGGTGCTGTAAATCAGTTTTATGTTAATACTGATGAGTCTACTCTATGGATGTGCACTGATGTTAATAGTGGTGAATATACATGGACTAAGATGACAGTCGATATCAGTGGTAAGCAGGATAATATTGATCTGACTGAGGGTGCACTCCTCAAGATGGGTAATGCTCCTGGTGTAATCAATGAAGCTATTGCTGGTACTGATTATGGTTATCCTGAATTAAGTGGTGCTGGTGCTCCTACTAATGCTACTGCTGGTTCAGTAATGCAGCATTATTTTGACACTACTAATAATGTTGAGTATATTTGTGTAAGTGTTTCTGGTAATGTCTATACATGGGCTCGTGTTACTGTTGATATTAGTGGTAAGCAGGATGTAATCGATTCTGAGCATCCTCTTAGCTATACTTTAGTTAGTGGTCTTGCTACTGTTGCTCATAGTGGTAGCTATAATGATTTAAGTGATACTCCTGACATTCCTGAAGCTGGTACTGCTACTCCTAATATGGATGGTACTGCTGCAGTAGGTAGTTCAGCTAAGTGGGCTCATGAAGATCATACTCACCCGACTGATACTTCTCGTCAGGCTAAGATTACTGCTTCTGGTATTCTTAAGGGTGATGGTAGTGGTGGAGTAACTGCGGCAGTTGCTGATACTGATTATCAGTCAGTAATCACTGTTACTGCTTCTAAGGCATTAGTTTCTGATGCTAATGGTAAGGTTAGTGCTTCTAATGTTACTGCTACTGAACTCGGATATCTGAGTGGAGTTACTTCTCCGATCCAGGATCAGATCGATGCAATTCCTAAGTTCAATTATCTTGATGCAGTTGAGTGCTCAGTTGCTGATGGTTCTTCTCAAGATACCATCAATACTGCTGCTATTGCTGCTATCACTGCTGAGTATTCCAATCCTGTTAAGTGGAATGCAGTAGTTGTTGCTGTTAAGTTTACTCCTTCTGATGTTGTAAAGGATGCTCTTTATTACTACAATGGTACTGCATGGTCCTTCATGTATTATGTTACCACTGGTGTTCAGCTTGCATCTGGTACAACTGCAGGTCTGATTCAGGAAGCTACTAGTGATAGTGATCTGACTATTGTTGGTGGTGTTGCTACTGTTAATAAGGCTACTGCTCTTCGTAATTCTCGTACCTTCAATCTTGCTGGTGTTACAACTTCTGGTGCTCAGTCATTCGACGGTACTGGTAATGTTGAGATTACGATTACTGCTGTTCCTGCTTCTTTACTGACTGGTCAGGTTGCGATTGCTAACGGTGGTACTGGTAAGAATTCCATCGGTGCTAATAAAATGCTTATCGGCAACGCTGCTGGTACTGCATTTGAAGAGATCGGTGTTGATACTACTGTAACTGATGATAGTAACAATCTTGTAACTTCTGGTGCAGTTGCTGCTGCTATTGGTGGTGGTGATGTTGCTCATAAGTTCACTGCTCAGAATGGTGCTCTTACTCCTGCCAGTGGTACTGCTACTTGGACTGTTAATCATGGTCTGAATACTCGTGCTCTTACTGTTACGATTGCTGAAGTTGCTTCTCCGTATTCAGTAGTTATGGCTGATATTGAACTTACTGATCTTAATAATCTTACCATTAAGATCAATAGTGATTCTGCTATTGTTGCTGGCACTTATATGGTAACTGTTATCGGCTAATCTTGAGTCTATTGAAGTGCTTAGGAGTACCAGGAAAACCTGGTACTCCTAGGTGCTCTCTATTAAATAGGGGGTGCTTCTAAAATGAAATATTATGGCAAGATTACTGATGATAAAGATTTAGTTACTAAAGAGTATGTGGATAGTGCTATAAGTGGTATAAGTATTCCTGCTCAGATTAATAAAGTATATACAGCTAAATGTACTACTGCTGCAGGAACTACTGCTAAATTAGCTACTCTTGATGACTCTGAAGGATTCTCACTAGTTGCTGGAGTAAGAGTTGCTGTTACATTTACTTATGGTAATAGTGCAACAACTCCAACATTAAATGTAAATAGTTCAGGTGCTAAAACTATTGCAATTCCTAATAGTGTATCAGGATTTACAACTGGTAATGGTACAACTTATAATACTTGGGGTGCTTATGAAACATTAGTATTTACTTATAATGGTACTTATTGGATTCATGAACCATCAGGTAGATTAGGTTATTTAGCTTACAATGGAGTAGCTAATGCAGTTACAAAAAGTAGTACGTCTACTGTAGCAACATCTAATGTTAAGATGGGTGTTGATTCTAGCGGTCCATATATTGAGTACAATTAAGGAAGGTGAGTTAATTGGAGAGACGACTATTAATTGAACGTATGTATGAACTCAATGCTGATCCTAATACTAATAAGGATGAGTTAACTAAATTAATGTTTGATGTTCTTCATAATAAAATTTCTACTGATGATGCTGAGTCAAAATTAAGATTACTTGATCCAATGTATATCCGTTATGAATTTATTCAGAATTTAGTAGGAAAACCTATTTATAAAAATATTGAAGATTTCAAGAAAGGTAATCTTAGTGAGATTTTGATTGCTAAGATGGTTTCTTCATTAGTAACTCAAGTCCTTATTCAAGTAGAAAAGAATCCAGAGATCAGTGCTAAGTCATTACAAATTGATTCATTATTAGATATTCTTCATGAATACTCAGAAACATCTAAGATTAATGTTGATAAGTTAAATTCTTTACTTATTAATTATGGATGGAGTGATTCTCCTAATGATTCTGAGTGAAAGTAAGAATTCTAAGTATTTTGATACATCCACAACAGGTATGAATAATTATGATGATATGATTATTCGAGAGGATTATTATCGTATAGTTAAAAATTTAGTATTTGTTATTAAATGGATGAAACCATCTAATTATATACGTAGATGTGCTGATGATATATTTAATGTTACGTATGAGAGATTATTAGACCATCGATCTGATAGTAAGATAAGTAAGTATTCAGAAATGATGAAATCTGGTACTAAATTTGATATGCCAATTATAAATTATTCTAAGCATTCACAAGAAGGATTACATAGAGCAATTGCTGCTATGAGTATTAATGAGGATGAGTTAATACCAGTTATGGTGATTTATGATGGTGTTCCACTTCACAAATTTACTCCTCCTCTTTATCCTGATAAAATATAAATTCTAATTGAGAGGAGTGAGTGAATTGGATCAGAATTCTAAAGTACTACTGATGGATGAAACTCGTTCACCACTAAAATTACTTGAATCTAAATCTACTCCAGAAGGTAGGAATACTGGTGCAGTATTAGCTACTCTATTTGGTACTCTTTCTGATTTTGGTAATGAAACTCGTAATGGTCGGTGGTATACAGGATCATTATGGCAGAAAGTGTTAAATAGTGATTTATTGAAAGAAGCATTAGAAACTAAGACTTTATATGGAGAAGCTGATCATCCTCTTGATGTTGAGGATAGAGCAGAAACTCATATTCCGTATGTAAGTCATATAGTAAGAGAACCTAGAATTAATGAACAAAAACAAGTAGTTGAAGGTTTTATTGATGTTCTTGATACACCTAATGGTCGGATTGTAAAAACTCTTCTTGATTATGGATGTATTTTAGGAGTATCATCAAGAGGATCAGGTGATCTTACTTATATTGATGGTAAGACTACTGTTGATGAAGATACTTATAACTTCATTACATGGGATATAGTAGCTCGTCCTTCTAATAAAAAAGCTAGAGTTAATGAAATCGATACCATTGATATGGTAACTGGACGAACTGCTTATGAGTCACTTAAATCACAAGTTAATGAAATGATTAACAATGGTGATAAAGTAGGACTTAAATTAGCTGAGTCTCTAATATCTAGTACTGATATTCCTGATAAAGATAAGGTTGTTAAGTTAATCAAGGAATCTATCGAATCAGATCAGAAATCTGATGAAGATGGCACTGCTTCTAAGATTGATGATAATATGGTTCCTAAAAGTGATCTTGATGAAGCTTATAATCGGATTCTTGAACTTAAGTCAGAGAATTCAGAACTAGGTATTGAGAATAAATCTCTCAGTAGCGAATTAGCTATTAAGGATAATACTATATCCGAATTGAGCAGAGCTAATGAGAATCTCACATCCATGGTTACTTCATACATGGAAAATATTAATGCTGAATCTAATAAAAATGACTCCAAAGATACTACTGAGGATGATCATTTAGAGGATGCTATTAATAGTGAGGAGCAAGATCCTAATGAAGAAAAAGAGGATAATCAGTACAACAAGTTAGGTGAAAGTATTGAAAATCAATTTAATAAATCCAACTTAATTATTGATGCTGGGTTCAAGAAATTGAGTGAGAAATTTGATCAACTTGTAAAAGAAAGTGATTCTAAGAGATCTATTGACTCACTTAATGAGCGAGTCAAAGAACTATCTACTGAGAATAAATCTCTTAGAGAACAACTTAATACTTCTCAGGATGAAAATGTAAGATTGATCAGAAAGACTGCTTCTGTTATGAATGAGTATTTTAGAATTAGATGCAGTCAGTTAGGACTTAATGAGTCAATTGCTCGTAAAGAGTTCAATGGTCATATTCAAGAGTATGACTTGAGTGATGTTAATGATGTTCTTAATGAGTTATACGAAAGTAGTAGTTCATCTCGTACTTTAAATGAGTCAGTAAGTGATAGCAGTCAAGGTTTAGTAGGGTCAATTCAATTAGTTGGTCAACTCCGTAGTAATAAACCTAATTTAAGTACTGGTGAACATGACGAGAGTGATGAAGATTATGATTTCTTAACTGAATCAATTCGTCAAACTAGAAATGCTTAATTAAATTGGAGGATTTTTTAATTATGAAAAAGACTAATATGACTAATCAGCTGAATGAAGTTTATCAGCGTAACCAGATGAATACTGGTATTCAGATGGGTAATGTAATGAATAAGTGGAAGAAGAATATGGATGCTATTAATGAAGCATTCGGTGGTGATATTGATGAGTATAAGTTACTGACCACTGCCATTCTTCTTGAGAATACTGAAAAGTATCTTGCTAATCGTTCTCGTGCTCTGAATGAAGCTACTCAGCCTTCTGATGTTAGTTTCTTCAAGCGTTATGCAATTAATCTTCTTTCTGCAGTCGTCCCTAATCTAATTGCTGAAGATATCGTTAGTGTTCAGCCAATGCTTTCTCGTGTTGGTGAGATCCGTTATCTCCGTGTAATCTATGGTAGCAATAAGGCTCCTGTTAAGAAGGGTCAGGTTATGTTCCAGAATTACACTGGTGGTGATTTCTCTCAGCACACTTATACGAGTGATCGTATTGAAGGAGAGACTGTTGCTACTGATGGTTCTACTACTAAGTTCAATCTTGACTGGACTCCAGTAGTTCCTGGTACTATTAATGGTGATGTTGATGGTGATGCACTCACTGATGATGGTAATGGTAACATCCTGATTGCTGGTGCTAAGGCTGGTACTATTAATTATGAGGATGGTTCTATTACTTTCACTACTGCTCCTTCTGCTGATGCAACTGTTCAGCTTGATTATGAGTACAATAATATGGAAGTTCCTGTTCAGGCTCCTGAACTAGTTATGAAACTAGTCACTGCTCCTATTCAGGCTCGTTCTCGTAAGTTAAAGACTCTATACAGCTTCGATGCTGCATACGATCTTGTTAATGACTATGGTATGAGTATGAATAATGAACTCGTGACTTACTCTGCTGCTCAGATTAAGCATGAGATCGATATGGAGATCATTGATGACCTGTATAAGAAGGCTACTTCTCCTTCTATTGCATGGAATGATGTTGCTCCTACTGGAGTTTCTCTTGTTGATCACTATAATAGCTTCCCAATTGCTCTTACTGAAATTGGTAATGCTATGTACTTCAATACTAAGATGGCTCGTCCTAACTTCTACGTTCTCGGTGAGAGCACTGCTAACGTAGTTGAATCTCTTGCTCGTTTCAAGAGTGCTGGTGCTGTGGATCCTAAGGGTCCGTATCTGGCTGGTTATCTTGGTGATATGCCTGTTTACAAGTCTCCTTCAATTCCTGTTGATGGTTATCTTGCTGGTTTTAAGGGTACTTCACTATTCGATGCTGGTTATATCTACGCTCCTTATATGCCTGTTATGAGCACTCAGCTCCTGATGGATGAGACCTTTACTGGTCGTCAGGGTTTTGCTGCTAGCTATGGTAAGCGTATGACTAATGGTGATTTCTACGCTCGTGGTATTATCACTCATAACAAGGATGTTGTTGATGTTAATGTCCAGCAGTAATTAAGTACAAGATATCAATAATTTAAGTTAATAAGTTCTCTGTATTATATAAAGTACAAGTGGACCTACTGGCTCCCTTCCAGTAGGTCCATCTTGGACTTCTATATAGCATAATTGATGAGGTGAATTATGAGAAATTATTTAGAGTACGTAGGTTCATGTCACTTTATTATTATAGATCTTTATTCATCAAGAGTAAGAGTGAGGATCAGTAAAGATAGTCCGTATTTCTTTAATTCAAGTGATATACTAAATAAAGAAGCTATTAAGTATTACAAGTCTTTAAGAAGAGAAGGATTAGTTCTTCATCTTGATGCTCAAGGAAGTACTAATCTTAGTGAAGATAAAAAGATAAATCTTGATCAGAGTACTAATTCTGATGAAGTTAAAGATGAGAATGATGGACTCCAGAATACTCATGACAATGATGAGGTTTCTACTGGAAGTGACCATAGTACTGATAAGTCAGATGATCCTACTGATAGTGGTCATGAAGACATTAAACTTGAAAATAATGATGAATCAGGTACTGAAACTAATGAAGATGAATACAATAAGAATGAGGATCCTGATTCATCCGAAAATAATGAGAATGAAAATAATAGTACTGATTCTGAAAATTTAGATCAACGTGATCTTGGTGCTACTAGTGAAGAGATGATGGAATTTATTGATCTTAATTATTCTTCAGATAGTGATCTTAAGTCACTTGCAAAAGAAGTAGGAATGAAAAGAGTAAGTACTTCTGATCGAGAGAAATTAATTAGTAAGATTATTAGTACGAATCCAGGGTACATTATTAATCTGATGAAGAGTCAGTAATTCAATAGGATTGGAGGGTGATCTTACTTGAAGAAGGATGAACTGATTAAATATGTAAAACGTCAGTTAGGTTACCCTACTGTTAACGTAGAACTTACGGATGAACAAATCAATGACTCAATAATGAGAGCTATTGATGAGATAAAACCATGGTACACTATATTCAAGTATTTAACTATAGATGTAAATAATAAATCAGTAACGGATTTATCCGAGTACAGAATTAATGATGTTACTGATGTTATTAAAGTATTTGATATAAGTAATGTATCCGGTGAGAATTCTATAATAAGGGATCCATTTTCATATAGTGGTATGAATGCATATTATGGAATTCCAATGTATGCTGTATCAAATTATAGTACATCAATTATGACAAATCAAAGTATTCATAGAGTCATAAGTAATTATGCTAGTATGTATCAGGAATATTTTTACTCAGCATTAGCTACTATGATGCAGAAGAGAACATTAGGGACTCTTACTGAGAATATCTCGTGGAAATTTTATGATAATAAATTATATGTAGATACTGGTACTCCTAGTACTTCAGTAGTGACTATTGAATATATTCCACAAGTTATTCATGTTGAAGATTTTGAAGAAAATACTAGATATATCAATTATCTCAAAGATCTATCAGTAGCATTTTGCTTGATAATACAAGCAAGAGTTACTGGTAAGTATTCTGTTAGTGGATCACCAACTAGTATTAATTACTCAGATATGAGACGTGATGCTGAAAGTGATATTAACAGAATTAGAGATGAATTGAAACAAACTGCTAATGTGTTCTATATTACGGATTAATCTATAGGAGGTTATCAAGGTATGAAAAACAATTTTGCTCATCGTATTATTAGCTCTTTGAATGAGTCAATTTCTACTGCTACTGTTCCTGAAGTAGAGAATGAGAAGGAGTCAGGAGTTAATGCACCAGTTCAGGTTCATCAGTGTGATGATTGTGCTAGTTTTTATTTAGTTAGTGATAAGGCTAATGAATCAGTTTGCTGCGAGTGCGGTGGTACTGGTCATCCTTATGCTGACATTAATAAGATCGGTGAAAATATTGAACCTGAGAATACTGATAAGATTAGTGATATCCATCCTCTGACTGAGGAAGAAGAAGCAGAGATTAAGTCAGAAGCTGAAGTGGTTGTAAATGAAGCACTCAGAACTCTTGATCGTTCAGACTATAAGAAGTTTAATGAGTGCTATGCTCCTCGTTGCCGTATTACTAATAAGGGTGAGTTAGAAGTATTAGTTGAGAGTAATGGTCATACTGTTACTGCTAAGCGTCGTATGACTTCTCGTCAGAAGGCTTCTTATAATCTTTCTGAATCTTATAAGAAGTCAGTAATTGACTCTTCTGCTCGTGCTAAAAAGAATGAGTCAATTCGTACTCATCGTATGACTCTTAGGATGATGAATGAAGCACGTTCTATTCGAGTTCATGCTGCTAAAGTTCTAGAACGTCAGGGTGCTAAATATGATTATGCTAAGTTCAATGAGTCAATGAATAAATTCATTGCTGGTAAGAATTATCGTAAGTTAATGGAAGATATTGCTTCTGATGATGAAATCGGTAAGAGTGAACTCGATAACATGACTCCTGACGAAGTAGCTGATCAGGTTGTAAAGGTTATCAAGGATACTGGTCTTGATGTTCTTTCTAACGATGTTAAGATCGACGGTGATACTGCGACTGTTACTCTTCGTGTAGAGGATTCTGATGATCTTGAAGTTCGTACTAGTGAGATTGAGGATGTTCTTGAAGATGCATTTGATGCTCCAGTCGAGATTGTTGGTCCTACTCTTACTGAAGGTGATGATAATATTGCTGATTTAGCAGTAATCATTAACCCTGAGGATGAGGAGAATGGAGAACTTAACGAGGGTGATGATGAAACTTGTCCTGAGTGCGGTAAGGATCCATGCGAGTGCAATGAGTGCGATGATACTATTAAATCTGAGAAACAGATGAATGAGAAGTTTGTTTCTGATCCTATTGGTAATCTGTTTGCACTAGTAGCCATTGATTCATCTGATAATGAACCTCAGTTCTTAGCTCAGGATGATTCATTAGTTAGTGGTAATGAAGATGGTGCTGAAGATCGTGCTCGTATCTTTATCAGTGCTGAAGCTGCTCAAGCTTATCTGCAGAATGCAGGGATTGAGGATAAGTATCAGCCAGTATCTATTTCAATTATTAAAAATGAGTCACTTGAGGATCCTGACGGAGAAGTAGTTGAAGAGAATGATGAGTCAGGTGAGTTTACTACTGATAAGGGTACTTATTTTAAGAAAGATGGATACTTCTATATTAAGGACAATGATGGTAAGGTTCGTGAAATTGCTGAGTCAGAATATGATGAAGCCAAAGCTTCAAAGAAGGATGAGGAAGATCTTACTGAATCAATTCGTCGTGGTATGATCCGTCGTAAATAATAGTGAAAGTGAGGGAGTTATAATGAAGCGATATGTACTAAGTAACTCTCTTAATGAAAAGTTATACTATAGTAATCCTAGTGAGGATACTAATTCACTTTCTAAAGCTAAAGTATTTTCAGATAGAAATTTTGCTGAAAAATTTCTTTTATCAAGAGGTCTTGATGAAAAATATTTAGTTAAGTTAATCGTTACTCATAAACTTAATGAAATGAATTATGAATCCTCAGTTAATACTGATATTGAGTCTTCTGTTAATGATTGTAAAGATATAATCGATACTACTATTGAATTACTTGAACTTTATAAAAGTGATTCATTGAATGAGGAAATACTAGAAGGTAGTAATATTGAGGATGTCTATGAGAAGTTAAGGAAGATTCAGAAGTACATGTCAGGTATAATTTTTTATCCGTCATTCTATAATTCTAAGAATGAGAGACCTACTCCAACTATTGATCCTGATGGAGGTATTGATAGTTCTGGTCAGGAAAGTTCTGGTGATAGTAATGCGGAGTAAGTTAAGAAGGATTACTTATAAATTGAACGAGAGTAATTCTAACAATCCAGCTATCTTACTAGTTGGTCAAGATATAAATATTAATATATATGATAAAGATGGAAGTGTTACTGATTCATATGTTGGTACTGTAGAAGAAATTACTAACGAAGGGGTTATAGTAAGAGAACTTCATACTCAAGAGACCAGAACTTTTGTAATGAATGGATATAGTTACAAGGATGGTGGAATTGAATTCGTATATATTAATGATCCTAAAGTAAGATTTGTAAGGTTCGATTAAGGGGTGATAAGAATTGATAATCAATGAATACACTCGATCTGAATTGATTACCAAGTCTAAGGATCCTGGATTTAATCGATATAAGAGAAGGATGACAGTAGGTAATAAGGAGATTATAATTGACAAAGTTGTAATTGAACAACCTATTGTTAATCAACCTAATCTTAATGTGTATTTTAAAGTACGAGATTATATTTGTAGTATTCAGTTAGTTAATTATATGTTAAGAGTTAGGGATCTTGCATCATACTCTAAGTATGGATATGATATAAGAAAAGTTTTAGAGATTGCTATGGATCAAACTCTTAATCGTAATGATATTCTGATCAATTGTACTTGTCTAGATTTCTATTACAGATTCTCATATTCAGCAACAATCAATAATTATGGATTTAGAACTAATCAGAAAATACCTGCTAGAATTAGGAATCCTGAGAACAAGGGATCAGGGTGCAAGCATTTGATGAGAATTATTAATGCTCCATATTTATGGAAAGGTAAAGTTATTACTGCAGTACGTAAGGCTATCTTATCTAATCCTAGTTTGTTAGGAGGTTAAGTTTATGATAATTAACTTCTTACCAAAACCAGAGGAAATCATTGAGCAGTCAATTATGTTCAATGAATCAATGAGAGGATTTGGATTTAAGTGTAAGGTACTTATACCTAAAAATGTAAACTTACCGAAAATAGGTTATCATCTTGATGTTGGGTACGATGATGCTGATGCATTTGATGCTTATATATCGATCGATCCTAATCCTAAACCAAAATTACTTCAATCACTTGGTTGGGATATAGAGAGTGATGATACAAAACCTATGGTATGTTATGTAGCTAGGTATTTACAACCTATTGACAAGGCTCGTGATCTTGATCTTGATAAGAAAAAGGTTAAAGAAATACTACCTGAAAGATACACTAGGTTAGTTCTTGAGTACTCTTACAATGATGAAGATAAAGAGTTTATTGTAACTAAAGCTTCATCAAATCAATTTAATCCGGTATATTATATTTTAATGATAGTACCTTATCGTCAATACGTACCTGAGAATCCTGAGCCTAATCAAGAAGATAATGTTGAACGATTAAGAATTCAACAAACTGATGAGAATCTTAGATTCTTAGGTAAAGATCGAGCAAAACAAGTAGGTATTAAGTATTAATTTTTAAGGAGGATAACAATTATGTATATTCCTGGTCGTTATGATGCTTATACTGGTCGTTATGATGTGTATCTGTTCACTCTTCGTGATTGGGTAGAAATGCTCAATCTACGTTACGGTGGTCATTTTATTGATCGTTCAGATATGCCTGTTCATACTGGTTATTTAGTTAAGTTTGATAAAGCTACTGAAGTTATTGCTTTCCTGAATGCTAATGCTACTGAAGCTGATACTAAGACTAAGGGTGATAAGTTTGCTCTTCTTACTCTTCCTGCTCTATCAGGTAATGATCTTCCTGTATATGCTACTGTTAATGAGGATTGTGATGTAGTGTATATTGGTCTTTCAACTTATGCTGATGCATTAGATAGTTTTTTCGAAGGAAGCCAGCAGTAATAATTCCAGCTACTACTGCTGAGGAAGTACTTAACGCTATCACTGAAGCAGTAGAAAAAGGTGAGAAAGTCAATATTGAATTGACTGAAAGTATTGACTTAACTGCTGGCGATATTAAGACCTTTAATATTCAGTCAGGTTCTGATGTTAATTTAATTCTTGATGATAATGTGACTATTACTTGTGAGAGTAATGCATTCTTAGTAAATAATGGTTCTCTTAAGTTATCAGGTAATGGTAAAATTATTGGAACTTCTAAGCAAACTAAAGGAGTAATTTCAGTATCTGGTTCTGATGCAATAGTGACTATTGATGGTATTACTATTGATGTAACTACTGAAGGTAAAGATAGTAATTACGCTTATGGTATTTATTCATCTAATGGTTCTACTGTTAATTTTAAGTCAGGAGTAATAAAGACAGCATTCGGATCCTGTATTAGTACCAATAATACTACTGGTGGTGGTAATATAAATGTTAGTGGTGGTGAATTGTATAGCGATGGTAGTTATGCAATTTATAACCCTGCTTATGGTATTATTAACATCACCGGTGGTAAGGTTCAGGGTATTAATGCTAGGATGGGAGAAATCAATGTATCCAATAATGCTGAGATAATTGCGACCACTATTACATCAGAAACTTATGATGATATTGGTAATAATATTAGTACATCAGGTTGTATTTGGTTCGGAGATACAGTCGCATTAGTTGCAGGTACTTATACTGATGATAAGGGAGTAGATATTAAACTTAGTATTTCTGATAATGCTAAAGTTAATTCAGAATTCCGTTCAGCTATAGGTATTTATATGGTCGATACTAAGACTAAGGCTAGTGTTGATGTTAATGTTTCTAATGGTAATAATGTAACAACAAGTGATGCGGAGTTTAGTGCAATTAAGGTTTATGATCATGATTACATTAATGCTGCTGCAGTTGCTGCTGGAAAGACATATAGTCCAGTAGTAACATCTGATGTTACTGTTACTGTAGATGGTTCAGTGATTTATCCTGAGCAGTAATAAATATTAATAGAGGTGATTTAGGTGCCAGTTAATCGAATGTCTTTAAAAGTTAATCTTGAAGGTATTGAGGATAGTATTTGGAAACCTGGATCACCTCTTATTAATGATCCTAAGTACGGGTTAAGTAAGTTACCACCTATTAAGAAAATGGCAATCATAAATAAGTTTACTGAGTACTTAGCGTATAAGATGAGAGATTTATTAATTAAGAGGATAAAAACTCAGTATTCATACTTAAGATGGGAACCATTAACTGAAGGTTATAAGAAGTATAAAGAGAAGGTTGGACTATCACCTAATATATGGGAAGCAACTAGTTTATTAGTTGATTCAATAACATATTATAAGCATGATAATTATTATGTGATAGGTATACCACCTAATATAAAATATCCTAACTCTAATGTTCATGTTCTGTACGTAGCTAAATGTATGGAATTTGGTACTAAATACATGCCAGCAAGACCACTGTTTGGTCCTACAATAAGATTTATGAGACGTAATGTTAGGAAGTACTGGGAGTTATTCTTAATTGATGCTATGTCAGGGGGTGTAAAACGTTGATATATCTGTACGATCGAGCATTAGTTGATAAATTTAAAAAAGTGTTCGATGAGGATAGAGTAATTTATGCTCCTGTGGATAAATTCTACGAGAGGTATGAATTAGGGAAGAAAAATAAAACTCAAATAGAATTACCTGCGTTATCAATATGGAGAACTTCTCATGAGTTTAATCCTTATACAGCTACTACTCAAATGAGAATTCCTAATTTTAGAAAGAAAGTTGATAAGGATGCTGATCTTGCTCGTCAGATTTATTCAATGGAAATTCATCTTGAATATCAGATAGATTTGTGGGCAAGTAGTGATGTAGATCGTGATGATCTAATGAAAGAAATTCTGTACTTCTTAGTACGTTATCCTAATATCTATATTGAATACCAAGGTGAAAAGTGGAGTTTTCCAGTTCATATTCAACCTCCAGATGATACTACTGATATAGCTAACTTTGACTCAACTGGTGATCTTTATCGATTAACAATTCCAGTATCGATTCCTGATGCTAGGTTAATGTTTTATCAAGATACAAGAATTTGTAAGTTTCTTAAGATTGATTATTTTGTTGATGATAATAAAGTAGCTGAGTCAAAGTTTCATCCAGAAATACAAGTAGAGGAGTGATAATATGTCAAGATACGCAATTACTTCACGTACTGATAATGGTACTGTACTTGTTATTAGTGATAATAGTAATCTTAAGAATGTAGTATTAAATAAGAAATATATGGTAGTTTTTAGTGATTCAATTACAAATAGTATGGAAACTTTATCAAAATTAGGTATTGTTACTTATGCTTTAGTAATTGATGGTAAAACTTCTCCTGCTCCTACTCCACGTCGTGGTCGTAAGAGTAAAGAAGTAAGTACTGATAGTGAGAATAGTGAAATTCCTGATGAAAATAAGGAGGAATAAAGATGGCTAATTTACCCGTAATGAAGTCTCCTGGTGTGTATGTGAGAGAAATTGATTTAAGTCAATACTCAGCCATCATGAGTTCTTTAAAGATTTTTGGTATTGTTACTGTTGCTCAGAATGGTCCTATTGATAAAATTGTTGAAATCAGTAATGTTCGAGAATTCATTAATACTTTCGGTAATCCTATTAGTGCTGGTGGTATTGCTTGTGTTCGTTATCTAGTAAATGCTGGTAATCTTAAAGTAGTTCGTACTGCTGGTAACTCTGCTGCTGCTCGTACGACTACTCTTGCTGGTGTTGATAGTGAAGATCAGGCAGTTACTAATGCTCTTGTAATTTCTCATAAGTATAAAGGTACTCTTTATTCTGATGCTATTAAGGTAACAGTTTCTGCTATTTCAGGTGCTACTGTTGATAAGTTTAATCTGAAGATTACTAAGGGTGATGATGATACTGAACTAGTTAATGGTAACTATACGATTGTAAAGGCTAATGCTACTAGTGAGTATCCTTATATTATTGATGAGAGTGATACTGATTTCGTATTTACTCTTGGAACTGATACTACTCTTAAGTCACTGACTGCAGTAACTAATCAAGCACTTACTGTAGGCGATAATGGTACTGAACTTACTAATGAGCAGATTACTAATTCAATCAATGTATTCAATGATGCTGAAAATATTGATCTTGATGTTATTGCTGCTCCTGGTATGTATAGTGCTGCTGCTCTTACTGCTCTTATTACGTGCGCAACTGATCGTAAGGATACTCTTGCAATCCTAGATCCTCCTCAGGGATTAACTCCTGAAGAAGTTGTTCAGTTCGCTAATGGTCTTAATGTTCAGTACGGTATGAGTAAGATTGATTCTACTTATGCAGCTATGTGGTATCCTTGGGGTAAAGTTTATAATGAGTATACGAGTGCTTATGAATGGATGCCTCCTTCAGTTGGTATTATTGCAGGAATGGGATTAGAGTATCAGACTTATGATGTTTGGACTGCTCCTGCTGGTATTCCTCGTATGCAGGTCAATGTTTACTCAGAGATGGAGAGAGTTCTTTCTAAGAAAGATCGTGATATTCTTTATCCTGAGCATATTAATCCTATTTGTAATTATAAAGGATTAGGAATGACAGCATTCGGTCAGAAAACAATGCAGCGTGCATTAACTGCAACTGATCGTATTAATGTTAGATTCTTAGTCAATTATGTTAAGAAGGTTGCTGATTATTCAACTGCTCTGTTCTTATTCTCAAATATTGATGAGAATACGTTCTCTTCATGGACGCAGGTAATTGATAAAGAATTAGCTAATATTAAGAATCGTGGTGGTATGTATGATTATAAGATCACCATGGATTGGACTACAGTTACTGATGAGTGCTTAAATAACAACATCATGCCTGGTGTTATTCAGATCAAACCCACAAAGAGTGCAGAATTCATTCCTATTGATGTTGTTATTCGTAATCGTTCAGATGAATTTGATACTTAATAAGTAAGTTAAATCAGTCATTTAGAGTTATATGAGCGTTCTAAACGTTTATATTGGGAAAGGGGTGGGTACATGACTGATTTTAGTAAAATTAGATATAATAAATTAACGATGGAACAGAAATTAGAGTTGGTTGAAGTATTTAAGCATTATTATATTGATGAGAATTTAGCAGTACATGAGATTGCTTGTATATTAGGTTATGATTCAAGAACTCCATTAAGGAAGTTAATGAAAGAATTTAATATAAGTAAATCTCGAGAACTGCAAGATAAGTGCAGAGTTAGTCATCGTAATGAGGATGCAGTTATCGAAAAACGTAAAAAGACAATGCTTGAAAGATATGGATATGAACAACCATTTTCAGTTCCAGAGATACATCAGAAGTGCATAGATACTCAAAAGAAGAATAATGAAGGAAGAGGTTTGTCTGATGATGCTATATTAAAAGCTGTCAGAACTCGTCGTCCTGACTATGATCCTGATTTTGAAGTACTAAGAAATAAGGACAAACTTTCTGAATTACTCAGTAAGTATAAGAGTGTTTATCAAGTTGCAAGAGTAATAGGAGTAGGTCCTACTATAATATATAAGTATTGTGATAAATTCGATATATCAGTACCTCATCGTAGTAGTGCTGAGTCATGGTTATACAATTATTTAACTGAAGATCTTGGAATTAATGATATAATTTGTAATAGTCGTAAAATTATTCCAAATTATGAGATTGATTTATATATTCCAAGTAAAAAGTTAGGTATAGAATTTAATGGTAATTATTATCATAGTGACGCTAACGATATAAGTTGGGATTATCATCAAAAGAAGTCAATAGTTGCACGTGATAATGGAATACAAATTTATCACATATATGAGTATAACTATTATCAGAAATGGAATATAATTGAATCACAATTGAAGTCTTTATTAGGATTGTCTGATGAAAGAATTTTTGCTCGTAAGTGCGAAGTAAGAGAAGTATCTTCTTCAGATGCTACTGAATTTCTTGATAAGAATCATATGCAAGGATCAAGAGGTAGTCAGTATAGATATGGATTATATTATAATAATGAATTAGTTTCAATAATGACATTTGGTAAAAATAAATTCATTCGTAAGAATGATGATATTGAACTATTGAGATTTTGTAGTAAGTTAAATACTAATGTTATTGGAGGAGCAAGTAAGTTATTTAAATATTTTCTAAGAATCAATAATCCTGATAAAGTTGTTTCTTATTGTGATTTAGGTCGTGGTAATGGTAAAACTTATGAGCTACTAGGTTTTGACTTTGATGGTATTACTCCACCAAACTATGGGTGGATTAATAGAAGTAGTGGTGAGTACTTAACGAGATATCAATGTCAGATGAAAGATGAGGAAGAAATCATGAGATCTAATCATTTTTCTAAAATTTATGATAGTGGATCTCTTAAGTACATTTATTTAAGAAATAACTTAGGAGGTTAAATCATGGAAAGAAGTTATGCTTTAAACCCAATTGCAATTGGTCTTCACAATAATACGTTGTACGAACCTCAGCGTTCTAATCATTTTGAAGTATACATTTATCTTCCTGCAATTCTTTGTAATGGTGATGCTGCTAAGATTGAGCAGTGGCGTAAGTATATCACACTTGCTACTACTGATTTCTCACTTCCTAGTATTACTGTTGCTCCTGTTCAGATTCCTTATGGTAATACTAAGATTAATCTTGCTGGATCCGTTGAATATGGTGGTGCAGATACTCTTACTTGCGTTGACTTTATTGGAGCTGACGTAGAAGGTATTTTGTATGCATGGCAGAACTTAGTTTATAATCCTGAAACTGCTCAGATTGGTTGGGCTTATAACTATAAGACTGATGCTAAGGTTCTTGAGTACTCAGGTGATGGTGAGTGCTTATCATCTTGGATTCTTCGTGGTGTATGGCCATCCGGAGTTACTTATGGTGATAGTCTTACTAAAGGTGATTCTGCAGTTAAGAATGTTTCAGTTACTCTTTCTTACGATCTTGCTTATCGTAAGTTTGGTAGCTCTACTCGTAATACTGCTCAGCAGGCTGCTGCTAATGCTGCTGCTAACATGAACTGGAAAGATGTTAGTGGTTATACTGAATCTAATGCTGGTGGTCCGATCACTCCTAGCAAAGATGAGTTAGGTTAAGGACTAAAACGGTGGTAGGGGAGGATCTATAAGGATTCTTCCCTACCACTTCGTTTTCCTAAGTAAATTTTGGAAATACGGAGTTCATCAGGTTCCATAGCCGTTTATAGGTTTAGAGGGTTAATGCCTGAATTAATTATTATAATTATAAAAAGGAGTTACAAATTATGTCACGTATTACTGAAGTAATTAATCTTCCTTCTGCTGGTCGTATTTATAAAACAGATAAATTAACTCTTCAGAGTATGACTGTTGCTGAAGAGAAGTATATTTATGGATCATCAAGTGATAAGGCAATTGATCATATTCTTAAATCTTGTATAAAAGAAGATGTTGATCTTGATGAACTTATTGTTCCTGATAAGCACTACGCATTAGTAAGACTTCGTGTTCTTACTTATGGAAAAGATTATCCAGTTGATCTTACTTGTCGTTGTGGTAATAAGTTTACTCATACGATTGATCTCTCAACGATGGAAGTAGATGAACTTCCTAAAGACTATAAAGAACCTTATGATATTACTTTACCAGTATCTGGTGATGTAATTTCAATTCATATTCCTCGTAGTGGTGAAATTGATCGTTATAATACTCTTGCTCGTCGTAAGGCTGATAAGTTTAATCAGAATCTTGATGAAGTACTGTATATTTTTAATTTAATGCTTGGTATTGAAAAAGTTAATGGTGAAGATATGGTTGATGATGAACTGTATAAATATATTACAGAATTATCAGCTAAGGATTCATCATTCTTAAAGCATGAATTTTCAAAAATTAAAGTTGGTTATTATACTAAACTTAGTTGTGAGTGTCCTCGTTGTCAGAATGTAATCAATTTTAGATTACCAATGACAACTGACTTCTTTCGTTCCGAGTTTGAGGACTAATGAGGATGCTGAGTATAGAGTAAGATACATTGATGATATAAATACAAAGATATTTCAGTTAGTATATATAGGTAAGTTTAGTTTTAGTGATTGTGAGCAGATGTCTACTATCGAGTTAAAATGGTTTTATAATAAGTTAGTAGAAACTAAACAATTAGAAGCTAAGCAACGTGATGAAGCTATAAAGTCTGCTAAGCAAGCACGAGAAGCAGCAAAAGTTAGTAATAAATTTAATTCTCATAAAGGTGTCTTAAAAAGAAGAGGACGAAAATGAAAGTGAGGTGATAACTTATGGATCTATTCGATGATACTCCTTCAATTGGAGATGGGGAATTTAATAATTTATTCTCAATGATGGACTCTATCAGAACAATAGAGAAGAAAGTTGTCGATGTTGATAAGTATATCTCTAATTCATTTAAGTCTTCACCAATTGTTATCAAAGTAGATGATAAACAATTTGATAAATTTACTTCAATATTTGGTGGAGCTAATACTATACTAACTCCTAGTAATCCAACTCAGGGATCAGTACGATTAAATAATCTTACTCGTGATGATAGAGCATTTCTTACTCAATTATTTGAAAGAAATAATATTTCTGATGAAGTTGAAGAAGCTACTAGTGATATAAGAGATAGTCTTGATGATGTTACTCGTGAAGTTAGACGAGGTAATCAGTCATCAAGTAACGGAGATTTATCGGTAATATTAAAATCAGTAGGCACTGCTCTATTATCATTAATAGGGTCAGCGATTAATACTGGAGTAACTCGTGCATATAGTGAATTTAAGGCGATGGATGAAGCACGTAATGATATTATGTATCGTTATGGACTTCAGAATACTAAAGAAGGAAGAGATAAGGCAGATGAAATTTATTTAAAAAGATTTCTTCATGAAGCAGAGCCTTATCAAAAACGTACTGCTCCTGAGTGGAGACAATTCTATAGAGAAAATAGATTATCTGCACTAGGTATGGGATTCAATACTACTGAATCTTTGAATAATGTTACTAATCAACTTAATAAGTGGAAAGAAACATTCGAAGATATTAATTTTGAGTCAAGTGAATTATTTAAGAATACTATTAGATTTGTTGATACTTCAGGTAAGTCATTTGATACTATAATGACTCATGTAGAACAGTTATCAACTCAGTATATAGTTACTCCTAATTTACTTGAACAAGTTAGTAGTGGATATTCTAAGTACTTAAGGATTATTACTAAGAATAATAATGCTTATGTAAAGAGTATGAATAATTTAATGACATCAGTTGCTAAGTTAGAAGATGCTGGTGTTGATGCTTTATCTTATTACGATGGGATTGAGCAGTTTATGTATTCAGATATTACTAATGCTGCTAATTCAAATATGTGGCAAAGATTATCAGTACTAGGATATAGTCCTTCTGATATACTATATAATAAAACTCCTGATGAAGCTTTTGATCTTTATACTCAAGGATTAAAGAGGTACTTCTCAAGTTATGATTTGTCTAATTCGATGGATCGTCAGAGAGTTAATACATTAGCTCAGCAGGTATTTGGATTTAGTGTATCAGAAATGCCTGAATTGTACTCTTTGCTAAAATCTGATGAAAGTGGATCAGGTGGCAAAGGTACTGTAAATGATTATAAAGAAAAAGTAGCAATTGATGCTGATCGATACTACGATGTAGCTACTGCAGGATGGACTTACTTAACTGAAAGTCAGAAATTTCAGGATTCGATAAGTGCTTCTATATTAGGAAATCCAGAACTAAAAAGATATTATGAAGAGTGGGAGAACTTTACTAAAGGTATGATAGATTTACCTTCAGTAGTAAGTAATATAGTAGCATTCTTAACTGGTGGAGCATTACTTAATACTATTAAATCAGCATTAGGATTTGGATCTAATGGATTATTTAGTAGTGCAGGCAGTGCTGCAGCAGGAGCAGGTGCTGCATCAGGTGCAAATACAATTGCTAAATTATTTGGTACTGGAACTAAAATGGG